TAATGACGGTGATCTTTCACTTACTGAAGAAGAATTTGCTGTACAGTTTCCTGAAGATGTAGAAGGCTTTGTAGGTCCTAAACAAACTAATGTACAAAAAAGACAAAACGAAGAGGTTTCTGACACAGAAATACCAGTAACAAAAAAAGAAGAAGCTAAAGTAGAAGGAAATAAAAATCCTTTTAAAGCAGGAACTAAAGAACATAATGAGTTTAATTTAAATATTAAAGAAGGATACTCTCCTGTTGTAGTTACTATAGATGGTAAAAAACAACTAAAGTTTATTAAACCTGCGTCAGATGAAAGAAAAGATACTAGAGTTAGACAAAAAGGAGAAGCAACAGAAGCTGATATAGTAGGTAGTGGAAATAGATCTGATGTATATACAGATGAGGTACAAGAACAACAAAAGATAACAGATGCATCTGGAATAGCATCTTTTATACCTGGTATGTATGATAATGTAAAATTACCTGATGAACAAGCTACAGCTGATGAATTTGGTTATGGTTCTTCTTTATTTTCTTCAGAAGAAGCTGAAGAAGATTTTAGATTTAGAAATCAATCTATCATTGATGAGTTAGGACCAAATTGGAAATATAATTTTCCTAGATCAGACAGAGAAGGTTATGATAAAAACTGGAGATCATTTCAAAATAAATATGAAGAAAAAAGAAGGGAGTATTTTAAAAAGAAAGATCTTCCTTATATACCATATTTCTTTACTGATGAATCTTTAGCAGCAGCATTTAAAGATGATCCAAAAACCTATGATGAAGATGGTGATGGTAAAATAGATAGAAAATGGAAGAAAAGAAGATTTGATGGTGCAAGAGGTGGATATACATATAATGCTCCAGGGTTTGATATAGACTATAGTCCTGAAGATATTAGAATGATGGATTTACCAGAGCCGGATAAAGAAATAATAACAACAGATGTTAAAGAATATGAGGGCCCAGATAAATTATGGTGGGCTCAAGACATTAATAATCTTAATACTGTTGGAGCTATAAAAGATACTTTACGTTTACCATATGCACCTGTATTAGAAGATCAAAAAATAGATTATGTACTTGATGATTATACAGGTAGAGTAAATGCTAATACTTCTGCATTAAATACTATGGTTAATGCACTAGGTGCATATGGTCCACAGGCTATTTCAAGAAGTAATGTTTTTGGTAAAACTTTAGATGCTAATGCAAAAGCAATTAATCAAGTTAATCAAAATAATGTTAGAACCATGAATCAAGTTGGAGTTATGCAACCTCAACTTAATATGAAAGTAGATCAGTTAAACAATGCAACTAATAAGCAGCTTTATGATGATACTATAACCGCTCTCCAGCAGAAGGACAACTTTACTAATTGGAGAACAGGAAAGTATAATGAACTGTTTAATGCAGGCTTAACTAATTTGGCTAATACATATAACTTAAATACAATTAATCCAAATTTCAATACTAACCCAAATCAGTTTGGTATAATTGAATTTACTGAAGATGGTAGAAAATTTACAGAAGAAGGAAAATATGATCAGGCATATCAAAGAGCTAAAGATTTTGAAAGAGCTCAAAAACTAATAGGAGAAGATAATGAGGGTGTACAAAGACCAGTAACAAAAGAATATCTTGAGTTTTTATATCCTGGTTATTATTCTCAAACTACAAGTAAAAATAGTAGATTGAATAATGCACAAAGAGATTTGTCCTCCAATGGATTACCCCCAGGTTATGTACAAAAAGGTAAAAAGGGTCTGGAGACAAAAGAGAATAAAAAGCGTTTATCAAAGTGGGCAGTACCATTTTACAGTGGTAAGATGGGAATGTAAACTTAAAGGGTTTATACAAAACACTTTGTAAACTTATATAATTATATTAATTTTACATTATGGCAACATACATAAAAGGAGCAGATACATACTTACCGGATATTAAACCGTTTACACCGGATTATAAATTCTTGTCTGCTGTATTGGAGACAAGACAAGATAAGTATGATACTAATTTTAAAGCTACTAATGAATTATATAATAAAGTAGTTTATGCTGATTTGTCAAGAGAAGATACTAAAGAAAGAAGAGATCAGTACGCAGAACAAATTGCACCACAGATTGAAAAAATATCTGGTATGGATTTATCATTACAACAAAATGTCAATGCAGCTAGGGACGTGTTTGCCCCATTCTATGAAGATGATATTACTGTAAAAGATGTTTTGTTTACTTCTAGATATAGAGAAGAAATGAAAACAGCAAATTTATTGCTGAATTCACCTGATAGAAGTGTACAAAGTAAATATTGGAAAACAGGAGAAAGAGCAATGCAATATCAAATGGATGCATTTATTAATGCTAGTCCTGATAAAGCTATGCAAATGGCTCTTCCAAAATATGTTCCTGATGCTAACTTATTTGAAATGGGTCAGCAACTATTAGAGAACATGGACCCACCTTTAAAAATGAAAAGAGATAGGTTTGCTAAAAAACCTAATCCTAAATATAATCCTAATAAGCCTATATCTGCAACTAACCCAAAAGAAATTATAAATTCTGATTGGATAATTACTGAACAAAATGGTGCTCAAGTAACTGGTGCTGCATTACAGCAAATCAGAAATAGACTTATGGAACATCCAAGAGTACAAGCTGCATATCAAACAGAAGCATATGTAAAAGGTATGGATTGGGCAACAGCTGCAGTTAAAGAAGGTAGAGCAGCTAACTTAGAGCAAGGACAAGAGCTTTGGGCTTCTGAAACAATTAGAAGAATTGAAGGTATTAATGAACTTAGAATAGCTCAAGATATGCAAGCTTTAGCTAAAGCAGAAAAAGCTAATGTTTCTTGGGCAAACTATAAAGGTGCTAATGGTATAATAGAAGGCTCACAACTTGATAATGCTAATACAGAACAATTATCAAGAACAGAACAATTTAAAGCAGCACTAGAAGCTAAAAAAAGAATTAGAGAAGAAGCAGCTTTACCTAGTAAAACATTAAATAATACTTTAAATAAAGCATATAGTATGCTTATGCAGAATAATATCATGAATGATATGAGAGAATCTGCACAAGCATTTAGCGCAAGAGACTATGAATATGAAATGAATGCCAACCCATATGCTTTAAAAGAAAAACAGTTCAAGTATGACATGAGCAAGATTAGAGCTAATGCTGCTAATGCTCTCAACCTAGAGAAAGTTAAACAACAAAACAGACTTGACCTTGAAAAATATAAAAGTGACTTAGAAGGTACTGGTATAAACAGTCCGCTTGGTGATGCACTATCTTCTGGCTATACAACATTGGGTGATGGTAATACAATAGATTTAGCCACTAATAAAAAAAATGAGGTTACCCAGAATACTGACATGATTGAAAGGACTAAAACTCAATTTCAAGAAGCTGATACTAAATTAGCTGCTAATCAAGTAAATGATATTGTTAGCATGATGAGTTTGATGAATCCTAGAGGTGACAATGAAAGTGAGGATCAAACTTATGGTATTACTGTAACAGGAGAAAATGGAGAACAAAAAGAATTTAGAGGATCTATATCAGAAATAAAAACAAAACTATTAGAACAAACTACTAATGAAGACGGGGAATCTACTGGTTATGTTAATAGAGATTTGATTAATAAAATATATAGTGACAAAAATGAACAGTTTTCAAACACTAGACAGCAGGCTTTAGATAATCCAAATATGGTATTATCAAAAGATCAAAGAAATCAGTATGATGCGTTGTATCAAAAAATGAATGGTATTAATGGTACTAACACTCAGATAAAAGGTGTAGAACAATTTGTAACAACAGCATATGAAAAATTTGATGAAGCAAATAATATTACTACTGTTAATGTTAAAAAACAAAATAAGCATGTTAAAAACTTAATGGATAATGGTAATTTCCCAAACATTTTTAAAGACGGTATACCTTTAAATAAAACTGAGTATATTGCTTTGGTTAAGAAAGGTGTTGAGGATGGTACAATTACCAATGTTGATTTAAATTGGAAAGTAGATGTTGGAACTAATAATAAAGATTATATGGTACCTGCTTATGATTTACAAATTAACCCTGCGTCCAAAACAAGTGGTGTTACGAAAATTCCAAGATATAATAAGGATGGTTCTAGAGCAATGATGATGGATAATACCGCAATTGAATCAGAAGCAAGTATGGTATATGATGCAATTAAAAAAGGATTAAACAAAAGACTTACAGGTCAGTTAGATGCTAATGTAAATTCAGGAGATTTTAATTCTGCTAGATATGGTATTGATGGAAGCTTTACTGATGTTGTAAGTAATCCTACATATAACTATGCTATTAATCCTTTAGCAAGAAATGCTGACAATGAGCAAGAAATGGCTAACATGATTAATCAAATTAAAACTTTACAAGCTAACAACTCTACATTTGGAATGGGTGTTGGTACATTAGGTAAGGATAGTGAGTTAGAACAAAAAAATGATTTAGCATTAAAAGTCTATAATTTGTGGATAGAAGATTTAAATACGTGGATTAATAATCCTAAGAGATCTAACACAGATGCCATAGCTCCAATAGGGACATTAGCTTATATGCCTGTGTATGACAAAGCTAAAGTAGGAGATAAAACTCATGCAGGATATGAGCTTAAGTTTAGTCCAGAATGGCTAGCATCTAAAGTTAAAGGGCCAAAAGATTCACAGTATGGTTCATTAACAACAGAAGACATAAAGAAATTAAAAGGTGTTGGTACAGACAACAATGAGAGTGGTATATTCTTAGTTTATGATCAACAAGATGATATGAACGTTAAAGCTAAAAAGAATGATTATTATTCTTCAACAGAAATAGATATATTAGGTGGAGATAATAATAACTATCATGACTATACAATTCCTAATGATAATGGTATAACTAATACTGCAGAGTATAGAGTTATAAAAAATGGAACTGGTGATTATAATTTTAGTTATAATGTAAATTATTATAATCCTTATGATCCTGATGCAGAAAATTATACTGAGTATACTACAGATTCAGGTACTATACAAATGGATTTTAGAAATGGTTTAATGGGTATTGATCAGCAGATGATGGCTATGAAAGCTCAGTATGAAGAGATAAGAAGAAATAACCAAGCTTTGAGAGAAAAGGATCAGGCTATTTATGGTAAAAAATAAAGCATAAGTAAATGGAAAACGAATCTAAAACACCATTACAACAACTTAATAGAGAAGCTGAAAGACCTGCCCCAAGTGTAATACCTGATGGGCAGTTCCGTTTTGAACCTATTGAAGAATTATTTGAAACTCCAGAAGAGAATTTTAATAATTATGCTATGAGCGGTGATTTAGCAGCTGATGATATATCAGGTGTTAATGAATACACAGCAGCAATAGATAAGTATGGTGTGGGTGCTATGGCAAGTTTAGGTATAGCTGATCCCGGTCCTGCTACTGATACATATAATCCTGTTACTCAAAGCAGACCTGATAATACTGAGAACACCTTTTCAATGACGAAGAGGTTATTGACTTTAAATGATACACCTGTATCAGAAAAAAAAGTTGCCCCTGCATTTACAGGAATGAGGCAAACTCAGTTTATGAGATATTTTGAACATCCTGAGTTTGATAAGTTAGGATATTCTCCATATTCTAATATGGAAAGTTTTTATAATGCAAATTCTACAATTTATGATGACTTTTCCAGAATGAGAGGTAATTGGTGGTCATTAGTTGGTACAGGATTAAGTTCTGTATATGGATCTATGTTTAGTGGTTCTGATTATCTTGAGCCAGATCTTGACTCAGCTACAGCTTTTGAAGACAAGATGGGTATAATGAATTCTACCAGAGGAGGTTTTGGTGGGTTTATGAATAACCTAGCAGCTAACTCTGCATATACAGGAGGTATACTTATATCTATTGCTGCAGAAGAGCTAGTGTTAGCGGGTGTTACAGCACTTTCAGGAGGTACAGCAGCACCAGTTACTATAGCTAAGACAGGTGCAAACGTTGTTAAAGGTGTTAAAGGCTTTTTTAGTTTCACAAAAATGTACGAACGTACAAGAGATATATTAAAGCAAGCTAAAGCAATTGAAAATGCTAGAGATTTCTGGGTTGCTGCTAAAGGCGGTGAAAGATTAAAAGCTGCAGGAAATTTACTTGGTAGAGGTTTTACACCTAATACAGTAAAAGCATTTAGAGATATTAAGACTGCAAAAAATGCTGGTCAAAATATGAGTAATCTTGCTAAGATGAATGCAAAGTTTGGTGGTTTTTATAGAGATATGAGAGCTGTTAATTTAGCTATGGCTGAGAGCAAGTTAGAAGCTGGTATGGCATATAATCAAGTACTTAAAAATGGTATGAATAACTACGCTGCTGCTAATGGTGGTCAGGGTGTTGATGAATATGAGATGGCTAGAATAAATAATGCTGCTGATCAAGCTGCATTTAAAACAATGATGGCCAATGCACCAATAATATATGCAAGTAACTGGTTAGTTCTTGGCAATGCATTAGGTGGTTTCCAAAGAGGTATTCAGCGTACAATAGGTTCAGCATTTGGTAAAGGGATTGCTAAAAATGTAATAAATACAGCAGGTAAAAAAGTAGTTGATGCTGCGGGTAAAGTAATTAAAAACCCTTTTAAATATTTAGGAGGAAAAGAAAAAGGTTTCTTAGGTCTTAAAAGACTAGGTGCAAAAATTAAAGCTGCGGGTGGATGGAAAAGTGTTGCTGGTAGTGGTGGTATAGTTATGTTAGATTACTTTGCAGCTAATGTTGCTGAAGGTATTCAAGAGGTTTCTCAAGAAGCAATATCTGCAGCTACTGTTGGTTATTATACAGAAATACTACAAAATCCAGCACAAGGTGGTGTTGCATTACAGAATCAAATGATACTATCTGCAATGGGTGATCAGTTTTCTGGTGAAGGATTTAATGTATTTATGTCTGGTTTTTTAATGGGTGGTCTTGTACAGCCTGTACAAAGAGCTTTTATGCAGGGTGTGCCTTCTATATATAAGTATGGATTGCAAGAAGCTGGTATTGGTTTAGCTACGGCAAAACAAAAAGAAACATTTGCTGAGTTTAGAAAAACAAGAGATGAAATGATTGAAAAAATTGTTGACTCTTATAATAAATCATGGAATGAGCAAGCTATAGATCCATCAGAGTTGTTTGATGTCAACAGATTGAATTTTATGATTCAAAAGGAAATGGCTGAAAAAATGAAGAAGTCTGCTTATCAACAAGATTTCTTTGGATTTAAAGATGCTGAAGATGCAGCTAAGTTTCAACAGTTTTTTACAATGTTTGAAACAAATGGAACAAGACACTTTAGAGATCAGTTATTAGGTTTCTTAGATATGACTGATACTGAATTAGCTGATGCATTCCCTGGTGTTAGTAATAAAGATAAAAAGGATGGCAAGTTAAGAAAGCGTATAAATGAAACCATTATCCAAATGGATAAGATGGAAGAAAATTATAATAAGCTTAAAGATAAATATGTAAATCCTTTTGATGAAAATAAATTCAACCGTAAGACACAAGAGAAAGAATATATAAATGAGTTAGTTGCAAGGGCTGGATATGATCATGCACGTTATTTATACATGTTTACTAATGAAAGTTTTATGTCTGCAGTTAGTAGAGCTGATGGGATATACTCAAAGCTTGAAGCAGAACCTTTGTTTGCAAAAATGGCTGCAAGTGATATTACTACTTTACTTGACCCAGAATCAATTGAGAGGGAGATTGTAATCCTTCAAGAAGAAATAGATGCATTTGAGGGAGCTAGTGTAAAAGGTGCGCCAACTGCATCATCACCAAAGCAAGAAAAAATTACAAGACTTAAAGCTATTCAAAAGATTGTTACTGATAAAAAGAATAGATTTAAGAATGGTACATTTAAAAGAAACAAAGCATTAAAAGATAGCTTAAGAAATGAGTTTAAAAATTACGTAAGATTTTTGGCTAAAGAGCAAGGCTCATTTGTAAATGAAGATAACATTGATGCTGCACTAGTTGATATAGTTGATTACTATGCTTTAGATAATAGAGCAAAAGTATATGACAAAGCTATTGAGTTTATGAATAACCCTGAAAAGTTTGCTGAGATGGTAGAAAGATCTCAAGCATTATCTAAGAATAGACTAGAGGGAAGAGCAAAAGAAATGAAAGCAGCTCTAGAGAAATATACTGATATTACTTTAGCAAATCAACTAATAAATGATTTAGCTAAAGATCCAGTTGGTGCATATGCAGATGAAGCACAGATGGTACTTTTTTTACAGACAGGGAATGCAGACTTTCTTATAGACTTTTATGATGAAAACGGTAAAGTTGTTGAGGGTGTTCATGATATAAAATTTAAAATGATACAGTCTCTGATAAATGTTTATAAATCTACAAAAACAGATCAGACTAGTGAAGAAGAAATAACTCAAGAAGAAAAGGATGAAGCAAAAAGACAAGATGTTGATGAGCAGAAATCCGATTTAGATGTAATGCTTGAGAATGCAGGTATTAAATTAACTGTTGATACAATAACTATAAGTCCTTATCTTGATGAGGTACTGAGGAGATCTTATAGAAGTTATAAATCAAGAATGGCTGCAGCAGGTAAAACAAGTTTATCTGTACAAGAGTGGAAAAACTCTGCTGAAGCGCAGGAGCTAAAGAATGTATTTAATGCTATAAAGCAAGTATGGGCTGCAGGTACAATGACAAAAAATGCAGCTGGTGAAACTGTATATACAAGCCCTATAGAGCAATCACTTGTTGATTCTGACACAGGGTTTCAAGACTTTTTATCTACACCCAAACAAGAATTACTAGCAGAAAACCCACTAATTACTTCTATATTAAATCAAACAACTGTTAAGTTAGATGATATATATGAGCAGCCTGATGTTGCTGATAATATTGAGGTTACTGAAAAACCTTTAAAGGAAGGTGTTATAGCAGACTTATATAAAAGAGTAGTAAAAGTTCCTGGACAGGAGCCTATAACTATTTATGAGTTGCTAGATAAAAAAGGAAACAAGTTAAGTTCAGATTTATTAGATTTTGTTGATCAACAATTTGAATCAACAAGAGGTACGTTTAATGAAAATGCTGCTGCTACAGCTTATGATGCTTTGTCTGCTCTTGATGATCAAGCTCCTGATTCAACAACTTTTGAGTTTGATGGTGTTAGTGGTTTGTTTTATGGAATGTCTATTTACAAAGGAAGTGAGAAGTATATTATAATTCAAAAACCCAACAGCTCAAAGAAATTTGGTAAAAATCAAAAGCTTAGAGTAATTAAAGAATCTAATAATGTTGGGCCTATATCAACAAGAAAATTTGAATATATAAAACAAGGAGAGTTTAAGAATGTTTTTTCTGTTGAAGAAATAACAATGGATGTATTAGATGACTCAGTTAGTAAGTTAGACATTCAATCATTATTGTCTCCTTATGCACATGCAAATAGATCTGACAAGAAAGGTTTATCAGATGAGCAAATAGCACAAGCTTTAACATATGAAAATGCCGAAGGCAAAGAAAGACTTAAAGCTATACTAAAAGAGTTGACACCAGCTGAAAGAGAACAGTTAGAGTTTGTTGTATATAGAAATCCAAATCCACAGACTGTAAAAGAGTATTCTGTTCAGAATATGTCTGGTTATCAATATAAAAGCTCAAACCCATTAATTAAAAGATATAGTAGTGAATATGTTGTGGGTATTAGAATTAATAATACTGTAACACAAGATAGGATAAATCAAAAACTATTAGAAAAGAAAATACAACCTTCTGATTCACCAGATGGAATATTTGCATATATGAACAATGCTTCATTTTTAATTAAAGATCAACTAACAGGAGCTAATGTAGATCCTAGATCAATGAATCTAAGACAAGCTCAGAATGTAATGTATACTCCATTTGGTAAAAGTATAACTACCGAAGAACAGTTAAAAGAAATTCAAAAAGCATTTACATTAAACTCTATGCTTACTACAACATTTAATAATCTTGGAGTAGCAGAAGAGAAACAATACTTTAGTATAAAAGATCTACCTTTTAATATAAAGCTTGATTCAAAAGGAGGAAGGATTGTATATAGTAAAGGTAACCCTGTTTATATGCCTGCATTAGATTATCAATATGCAGATGAAAATAATAACTACTTTATATTTGATTTAAAGTATGATAAAAAACAAGGTGGTAGAATATTTAACTATACCACATCTGCTACTGATGAAGTTGATTTAAAGAATAAAGTACTAAATCAATTAGAAAAACAAGGAATTACTAGAGATAGTTTGCTAGCAGGAACAGATAGATATCTTGCTGCAGTTAAGCTACCAAATGGTACTTATGCTTTAGTTAATCTTAAAGCAGTGACATATACAAAAGAAGAAAAAGAAGCTCTTTTTGTAGAGATTGTTGATAAAGCTAAAGAAATTCAAGCAATAAAAGATGATCTCAAAAGAAATGCTGCGGCTGTTAAATACAATGAAGAATTATCAGATAAATTATTTTTAAGTAGTTATCCTGGAAATCTTCTTGATTTAAAAGTTGGGCAAGATGGAAGTATATTTATTCAATTGGATCAACAAAAAGGAGAAGAGATAGTCAATATAGAATCTGTAAGCATTGACTTTCCTGTTGTTAATTCAGATACAAGTGCCGTTAAAATAGTAGAAAGTTTAATTACTAAGTATAATAAATTAGAAAAAGTTGCTGCAAATAATGCACAAGTAAGAGACAAAAATATAAGAAAGTCTTTTGCATCAGGTGCCCCTGCTCAAGATATAGTAGATAAGAGTACAACTGAAGTTGGAATTGAAGTAGTAACAGACAACTCATTAGTTCTTTCTGCTGAGTCAGATGCAATACTAGCACAACAAGCTGTGGCATTTGCAAGTGTTAGACCTAAGAATGAGGATAAGAGAATTGAAGAAGAAGTAGCACTACCTGAGATATCTGAAGAGTCTGATGACAGTGTTCTTGATATGTCAGAGGAAGAATTAATATCTAGAATTGATAATGATTTTCAAGGTCATCCTGTAGGCATTGAGCATATAATAAATAAAATGCTTAGAGGAGAGCCTCTAAATGAAGCAGAAGAAAAAATGATGAATAACCCTGTTATTTCTAATGGGGTTAATTTACGTGTTGCTGCTGCAGGTGGCATAGGAAGTCTTAAACCACAAGAAAAAACAAAGGAGACAACACTAGATAAAGAAAAAGCTAAACTTAAAGAACTAAAAGCTACACTAACAGAAGGATTAAAAGGTGCAGCTAAAATTGATGCATTAGATGAAAGCAAAGAATATCAAAAACAACTTGCAATAGTTAAAAAACTTTCTAAGACAGCAAACAAATTAGTTGAAGCAACTACTGAAGTAGAGAGAATAGAAGACTACAATGAGTTTTTAGATTGGGCAAATGAATCATTACCATCTATAATAGGTATAGAAGATGTACTTACTCTAGCAGATAATGGCATAACTAAAGGTTATAAAAGAGTTGGTGCTTTTGTTTTAGATATACATAAGATAGCAGGAGGGGTAAGTGTAAACGGTACTGTATATGTTGGTGCTAATAATCCTTTTAAATATCATGAAGCATTTCATGGTGTCTTTAGAATGCTACTTACACAAGAACAAATAGATAGATATAGAAAACTTGGTAAGTCAGAATTAAAAAGCAAGTATGGTTCAAAGTATAAAGCTGAATTAGAAAAATTTAGAACAACCGCAAAACAATATGAAGATCTTTCTGATATTGAATTAGAGAATGAGTTTATAGAAGAATACTTGGCTGATGAGTTTGAAGCATTTAAAAAGGACCCAAGAAGTACTAAGACTAACACAGAGATTAAATCATTCTTTACTAAGATAATTGAGTGGATTAAAGGTGTGTTATCTAAGTATACCCCTAATGAATTACAAACATTGTATGAAAATATTGATGCTGGTAAATTTAAAAGTGCAACTGTACAATTAAATGAATTCACATCAGATGCTGGAATTACTGTTGCAAATGCATTGGTAAGACACGATGTGGTATCTAAAGATGAGAATGTATCAGGGTTTTTATATGTTGATTCAATGGTAATTGATCCATTAATTAGATCAATGGCCGGTATGTTTATAACTAGAGTTAATAACTTAGAAGAAGAAAGCTATAACCCTGAAGATGTTTATAAGAGTATTGCACGTGACTTTAGAATTTTACTTGATCCAGAAGATGCTAGCAATAAAATTTTAGGAGCAGGAAAAATAAAACAACTTGAAGAATTAGAGGATGCATTTACTAATTACCCTGAAGATATAAAGAAAGAGGTTTTTGGTTTAATTAATATAATATCAGATCAAGATAATGAGAGTGAATTTAAATCAGAAGCAGAAGAAGATTCAACTGGATTAAGAAAAGCAGATGAATTTGACAAAGATGCATCTGAGATAGGAGGGTTTAATTCATTAACTAAAAAGGTGAGGTCTTACATTGCTACTTCAACAATGAAAGATGTAGACTTTTTTGGTAAGACAGAATTAACGGAAGGAGAACCATTAATTGTTCCTGTTAAATTTAATGAAGCATATAATGGTTTACTAAAAGCTGTATCTAATATAAGTGATCAGGCTGTTATGCTTAGACGTATGTATTCATACTCTAGGTTAAATCCTAATATGGCAGCAGTAGTTGACAAATTATTTAATGATGCAAATCTAGATATAAAGTCTTTGTCTTCTGAATCACCTTTTATAAATGTTACCAATGCTAGTCTATTGCAGTCAATAGTTAAAGGTTTTGAAAACTATAAAGTAGATTATATATTTAATGAAAGAGATGGTGCAGGAAACATATTAATATACACTGCCTCAGAACGTGATGATATTAACTCACAATTAGATGAGTGGTCACAAGCTTATATAACTAAGAGGAAAGAAATGAATTTAGATGAGTCTGGTCAAAAAATTGATGACTTGCTTGACTTAGTTAAAAACATGTCTCTTGTTTTAGGTGACAAAACCAAATACTTAACTAGTGAAAAGAGTGATGAGAAAGCTAGAGAGCATTCTCAAAAATTATTTGATCTAACAGGTATAAGGTTAAGTCCAATGTATTTAAACTATAGTTACATTAAGACTTTTGATTATGCTAAATTAGATCCAGAGCAAAAAATATTATATAACGCTTACTCTATTGAGCCTATATCTGAGCAGTTTTTAGTAACTCTATATGATCTTATGTATAGAGATGATAATATTTTCTCTAAGAAATCAGATGGTATGGCATCTAGACTTACTTATATAAGTTTAAATAATGCAATCTTTGATGAATCAATTGGTGCATCATCATTTATTAATCCAAATGGTGATTTAGTTTATGGTCATCAACTTCCAACTTATCATTTAAAAGCAATATCTGCATTAAATAATCCAAAAAAAATAGATCAACTATCAAATGATGAATATCTAAGCAATAATTATTTATTAAATAATGAGGCATTTAGAAATTTATCATCTCAAGGTAGAATAAAAGTAACTAGAATTGCGGGTAGCAAAATTAAATCTATTGTTACAACAGATCTTAATGATAGCGTTGCAGAAGATATATTAAATACATCTTTAGAAGATAGTAAGTCTACACAAAGCTTTGGGGAGTTTACACCAAAAGAGTTTGCTGTATCATTAATTAATAATTATGTATCTAATTTTAACAGAAGAACAGGTAAAGTAGATTCAGTAGAAGGTGTTGGAAAGCTACCTATAGCAACAGCACCTGTATTTTTAAGAGTAATGGAAGCAGCTAATACTGGAGACTTAACAAGTTTGCCTGTAATAAAAGCTGTAACTATGAAAGGTGAAAACGTTGAGCTTACTCCTCAACTAGTAAATGCGTTTATAGATAGAATAGCTTCAGAGTTTGAAAGGATAAATAGAGAAGCTATTGCTTTTGGTGAGCTTGGTGGTGATATTCAAGGATATAATGACTCCATGCAAGGTAGAGCATTTAGTTTTGCAAACACAGGATTATTGTTAGATCCTATTACTCAACAAACACTAGCTAATGTAGCTATTAATGCAGGTAAGCAAAAACAAGTAATGACTTTTGATCAAGGTGTTAAGCTAGCTATAGGTGTGTCAAGATCAACTATAAAAAATGAAGTTACTTCAAGTTTGAATGGAGCATTTGAAGAGTTTAATGAATTAATTACAAAACTAAAAGTAAAAGATAATTTATCAACTCAAGTTAGACAAGGATTGACTATAGGTCAAGGAGTTGCTAGAACTATGGTTGATTTAGCTGGTAGTCAATTAAACTTAAACACCAATGAATCTCATAACCTACAACAGATATTTTTTAATAACTGGATTAACTCAGCTTCTATTAATGACCTTTTACTAGGTGATCAAGCAATGACACTGCAAAGTATGGTTGATAAAGTTAAAAGAGCTAAGTTAAATAATGCCGCATACTATAGTGCATACAGTGTATTGTCTGCACCTGAACTTGGAATAAATCATGCAAGTACAAACTTTGATATGTTTGTATTTGATGAAATAACAGAGCAATCATCTTTAACAGGTAATAATATTGATAGTGCAGATGCACAAGCATATATTACAACTAAAGGATCAAGGTATGCTACATTTGGTTTTGGTAGGTTAAGTCCTTCTATGGCTAGCATGTATGATACACTTGACATTGGACAAGCACCAAACAGTGATGCTATATTTGGAACTGAAGACAAACCTATAGGTCTTGCAAAAAAACAAGAACTTATAAATTCTAAAAAGTATGTTTACATGGATGGTAAAACAGCAGTTAAAATGTCTGTTACTGTCTTAACAAAAGAGTATACATCTAATTATAATGCTGAGTTAGGTAAGTGGGAACCTAAACCAACTAAAGAGCAGCTTCATTATTTACGTGAGCAAATGGAAGCCAATGAGGAAGCCAATAAAAACTTTGCTATGGCTGCCCCATTATCAGCTGTAAAGATGATGAAGAATACTGTAAACAAATTAAATGATGACTCAAGCGGTTTTGATTTAAGTCAGAATTTAAAATCTACTAAATTAAGTACAGAGTACTTGGGGCTTCAAGTTATTCAGCCATCCAATAAGATGGAAATTACTGACATGACTCAGATTAAGGATATAATTACATCTGAACAAGATGATACAGTTAAAATACCTGGACTGGGTTTAAATGAAAAAGGTGAAACAATGAACGTTGGTGATGTTAGAAGATTATATAATGCTGCAACATCACAAAGAGTAATATTAAAATATAAAAATAAAAGAAACCTAGTATTTACTTTTGATACAGCACTAGATGAATTTAAATTATCTAAAAAGAAAGGTGCTATAACACCTAATCTTGGAGCATTTTTAGACTATGCACAAAATTCTTTAAAGGCATCTGGCTCAGCATCAAATTTATTAGAGTTTTTTACATCAGATAAAAATGAACAAAAGTTTAATCTTAATAATCCTTTTACAGCTAAGAAGTATGAACAACTATTTCTTTCATATTTTAGTAAAGGTACATTAAGAGAAAAAGTTCCTGGTACAGCGCTAGCTTTAGTATCATCTTTTGGTACTAGATATTATAGAAAAGTATATGAAGTTAAAAATGGTATACCTGTAAGATCTGAAATATTAAGAGAAAGTCAATACAAAGGAGACTTTGCAGATAGAGTTCCAGGAGATGGTGTTTATCCAGAAGGTATAGTTATTCTAGATGTTTTAAGAACAGGGCTAATGGGTTATACTAATCCTGCTGATGCATCTACTAAAACTGGTGAAAGATATAGTGAAGTTGTTATGCCGGCAATGGATAAGAATGTAATGGATTTAATTGCTAATACAGATGCTAAAATTCCTGATGCTATATCTAAGATGTTTGGTGTACGTATACCAACTCAAGATAAACACTCTGCTGTAAACATAAAGATTGTAGATTTTCTACCTGCTTATTATGGCTCTTCTGCTATATTTCCTAAAGAAATAGTTGAAGTATCAGGTGCAGATTTTGATATAGATAAAGTATATGCAAAAATTAAAGAATATTATTTAGATGATAATAATAATTTTATAGAGTTTGGTCAAGGTGATCCATATACAGAGTATGTTAAAAATATAAATAACCTAACAGCTAAACCAGATACAGTTTATAATAAAGCTGCATCAATGTTTAATAATGATCAGCTTGCTATTAGAATGGATAATGCTTTATCACCGCAAGAAATGAATAGATTGACTGATCAAGAAGGTGAGAATAAATTTAATGAAGATTCTTTAAGAGCTGCTTTAATGCTTGGCTTACCAGCAACAAAAAAACAGTTTACTGACTATGTTGAAAAGCATGGCAACCCTAATGAGGCAGTATTAAATAATAAAATTTTAGATTATAATTATGCACTTGCTGGTAATGAAGGTATGACAGGCACAGAGTTAGTTCAACAAGATCTTAAAAAAGATTTACCTATTGCATATCAAGCGGCAGATATAGAAGTATTAAAGACTGCATTTAATAACCTTGTAGCTAATCCAGACATACAACTTTTTAAGGATAGACAAGATTCTCCTGTTGATGTAGACTCACTGACTGGTATGATTAAATCTTTTGAAGCAAACAAAGGAGCAGCTATTGGTGCTGTAGTATTACCTAACGTATATCTTAATTTATTAACTGAATACAATATTGATCTATTTAAACCTTTTAAACTAGGTAATGTTCCCTATAATGGTTTTGGAGGCAAGATTATAAACGGTGAAAGAAAGCAAGATATAATTTCTTCTTTAGTTACAATGGAAACAGATAACGCTAAAGAAAGGTTCATATCTAAGTTAGGATTAAATATACATGCTGTAGGTATGGCTGCTAATATGATTTCATTGGGTATACCTTTAGAAACAACATTGCTTTTATTAAACTCTGCTGAAGTTAGAGATTTATATGACTTATCTCAGAACAAAGTTGATAATACATCTCCAAATTTAAAAATGTTACTTGATAGTAGAATAGCATCTCTAAAAGCAAAAGTAACAGAAGAAAAAAATAAAAATGGAAAAGTAAAGTTTGCCCAAGTAAATAAAGATTTACTAGTAAAAGCTGTAGATAGTACTAAGGATTTAAGTGATAATGAGAGATTACAAATCTTATATGCTTTTAGTAGGTTAAACAAAATAAAAAACTGGACTGCAAAAATGAGACCCGCAGTTGTGTTATCACAAGGGTTGCCTCAAAATGTTCCAACTACTAAGAAGAACATTAAAGACTTACAAGAGCTGTTTGGAAAAGATGCTCAAGCTGATGTTACTTCAATTTTTAAAAGCAAAACATGGCAAAGTACTAACCTTAAAGTCTTTAGTCAGATTTACCAAGATTTATTACCAAATGTTCTTTTAACAATGTCTCCAGAGTTTGCAGAAATATTAAGTCCGGTTAATGATAATCTAGATATTGATAATAATAAATTTGGATTTGATACTGCAGCAAAGGTAGAACAAGATTTACTTTCTTACTTAACAATAAAGAGCTATAAACATTTGCTAAACAATAGTTCTAGCAATGCAGCACCGGTTACAAATAATTTAATTTATCCTGGTCCAATAAATGAAGCAGACTTATCTATTGTTAAAATGATAAGAGATGAAAAAACAAGAAGGTCAGAGAACAATGAAGAAAGTAATTTCTTTTTAGATTCATTTGTAGGAACTGAGTATGCAACAGACAATGGAAATACTACAGGATTAAACATAGCTACTTCAAATACTTGGAGAAGATTAAATGCAGCAAACTTGATTGACCTTCAAACCTCCTTTGCAAAATTATATGGTGGATTGGAAACAAGAGATTTAGCAATATCTATTCTTCATTATATGATGGTTAAAGACGGCTTGCAATTAAAGTATGGTTCTTTATTAAAAGCAATGAGTCCTTTTGTTATGGAGAAGTATCTTAATAATGTAAATACAGTTGAACTAGCATTAAAAGGAATTATACCTTATGAGAAAGCATTTGGTATAACAAAAGAAGAACTTATAAAAGAATTTAAAGAGGGTTACCTAGAATCTAATCCAACAGGACCTATACTACGCAACTATAAGACAAGCGATGTTGAGTATCTTCCTGTTGAAGAAGTAGTCTATATCAAAGATGAAATGGAAGACAATGGTAAAATGATTGATTACTTTAGATTAGACCTTAGTGATGCTATGTCTAAAACATATAAACTCTTTAAACGTGATGAGGAAGCAGATGTTGTAGATGGAAAAGTTGTATATAGATTAGTTCCATCAATGGGATCTAACCAGCAATTTGCTGCCGGTTTTGTAGGTGGTCCAAGATTAACATATATTCAGACAAGAAATATTAATAGTAATACTCCAGTTAATGATGTTATTAGATCAGAACAACCAATACAACAAACTGATGAAGCTGGTGCAAGCGTTGGTGTTAGTGCTGTAGAAACACAACAAAAACAAGATATATTAAGAACTCCAGGTGCAATTATTGAAGTTACAAATAACAGTGTAGAGGTAAAAGAAAATGATGAACAAGCTAATACTAATATAGCAGACACAGCAAAAGCACTTGAAGCCTTGTCAGATTTGACAGCAAGTGGTACCTTTGATGAAGTAGCTAATGCTGAAATGGAGAATAACTCACAGACCTTAGATACTAGGACTGAAGAACAACAAAGTCAAGAAAACCAATTAAAGCTAGATTTAGCTGAGTCAGAAGAAATGAGTGAGGTTGTAAGTCTTGAGAAATGGTGGTCTGATAATGTTGCTGGTAATACAGAAGCAGAAAAGAAAATGAGTGAACAAGGCATAAACTCTTTGCAAGATGCTATGTTTGCATATGGAGATTTGTTTTCACAAACAGAGCTTGGAGAACAAGAACTAATAGATAGACTTAAATGTTTACTATAATAAAAAGATAAGAAATGGCTAAATGTTATAATAGAAATGATCCGGGATATCAAGCATTAAAAGATGTTTATAAGTCTGATTTACGTACTTCTCAAGTTATTAGTAATTGGCAAGAAGTAAATGAATCTGATATTTTTCCAAGTCCTGTTCAAGCTAAAGCAATGGTTTCTGATCAAAAGATTGCATTTAGTTTACAACAAAAAGATTTTGGTAAAGCTGTGCTTGATAATATAAGAAGGGAAAAAATTGGAAGCAGGTTGGCGGGACAGTTTCTTATAAACAATTCTAATCCTGATACCTTACTATATGATGAGTCTTTTTTGCAAAATAATTTAAAAAGATTTTATAGGTATTTAGAAATTAATAATATACCTGAGTCAGCTTTTAGTGTAACCAGAACAAAACAAAGCTATAAAATAGAAGCAATTGATAGTGTATTTAGTAGAAGAGATTTATTAGAAAAATCAAGATCATGGGATACAAATAGATCAAGAGCTGTAGTGATGCATTTAAAAAGAATGTTTCCACAGGTTAATGTAAAAATGATATCAGTTGCACAAGCTAGAGTATTATTAGAAAGCTTACCAAAGTACAATACTAAAGATATAGGATTTAAAAATGTTAAGTCTTTTTATTATAATGGAGTAGCATACTTAATTAAAGGTAGGGTTACTGATGAAATAGCAATTGAAGAAATGTTGCATCCTTTTATAGATGCAGTAAAAATGGAAAATGAACAACTGTTTAATAATTTATTAGATGAAGCAGTAACTAATTTTCCTGAACTATCTGAGCAAATTAAAGATGCATACAATAATCAATCTAGAAATTTTAGTGAAACTGAAAGAGACCTAGAAATTGTAACGCAAGCTTTAGCCAGACACTTCAAAAAAGAATATGAAAGCAAACCAACAAAAGGTTTCTTAAATGCAATTGGTGAATTATTAGAGTGGTTTAAAAGTGTTATAGAGAACTTAAGCATTTATCTGACAGGTAAACCTTTACCTGTGTCAGCTATAGTAGCTAGTACATCTATGAGTGATATTGCAAAACTGCTAAATACAGAAGGTATACAATTTAAGTTAGAGAAAAGGGTAAATGGAAATGTAAGGTATAGCTTATCAAAAGAAAAAGCATCTGAATTAAAAGCAATAAGAGCTAAAGCAAACCCTCTTCAAAGACCAATAGTAGATCAAATATTTAATTTAGCTCAGCTTTACGATGAACAAGTGCATCAGTTTTCTGCTTCTGAAAAAAATGCTGCTGCTGGTGATACACTGGTAATATTAAATGAAGAAGATCATGTATACTATAATCCAAATAAAACTAAGGATGTATATACATCAGCTACAACAGCTATCAAAGGAGTATTATCTCCAACTAAAGTAGTTGAACACAGGCTGAATCTTGAAATTGGTAATGAGGTAGATACTTTATTAGAAGGGGTTATTGGAAATTTAAAATTTAATGCTGCATATAAAAACCTAAAGACTAATAATATATCTAAGGAAAAAGCAAAAGAAGTATATGATACATTAGATTCTATAATAGAAAACTACCGTGAGACAGGATCACTTATTTTATCACAAGTAGTATTGTTTGATGAAGAATCAAAAATAGCAGGTATGGCTGATATTTTTATTATTGATGCAAAGGGTAAGGTTAGAATTTTTGACTTAAAGACAAGCAAGAATAACCTAGATGATGTAAATGATGATGGTATTAAAAAATATAATTTTCCATATTCATTAGGTAATGACAGTAAACTGATAGAACACGGTGTAACTAAGTTGTCTACAAGAGCACAACATAATCTACAAGTAGCTTTATACAGAAGAATGACTGAGAATATGGGCTATGAAGTTGCATATGATGAGTTTGCTATGGCAACCATACACTTCCATGTAGGTGTTGATGGAAAAGGTGTTGATCAAGTATTTAATGGTGAAATAAATTATGATAGAATTGAGCCACATCCAATAAGCACACAGTTAGATAAAGTAAACAAATTAATACCTATATCAAGAAATTCTGCTAAGAAAGATTCTTTGTCCAAAAAACAACGTGATGCATACAATGCAAGGTGGGATGGTAAAAATGAAAAGACAGAAACAACAGAGCAAGATAAAAAGGATGCAGAAGGCTATACAGAATATAATATTCATGCTGGTCTACTAGAAGACTATATGGGTAAACTAATTGCTAAGAGAGATCTTATACCTTTAGTAAAGAATAGTATTTACATTCAGTCTACACAGCAGAAAGAGATTGATCAGATATCAAAGACCATTGCATATATTGCAATTGCATTGTCTGAAGATGCCGGAAAACAATCAGTTGTTTTATCTGAAGTATTACAGGATGCATTACAACAAATAAAAGAATTTAGGGCATATATGGAAGACCCTAACAACATTGATAAGCCTGAGTATTTATCATATGCATTACACTTTGAAAAATATCTAGAAACATTTAAAGGTCTATATGAGTTAACAGATTTAATTGGTTTAAATAATACACAGAAAAATTTAATTTTATCATTACAAACTCAGCTTAATGCACTAAGTGGGTCTAAATCAAACAGAGGTATTGTTGACAATGCGTTATATGATTACGTTCAAGAGCAAGTAAGACAAAAGTCCAGTAATAATTATGGTGGTGAAGGAAGTTACTTTACTAAAGAGGATCTTGATTTGGTCATGGAATTTGCTGCAGATATTGATGGAGTAGAGTATCAGACTAGAGACATGGATACATCTGGAGATGTTTTACTTGGTGTCATGGCTAAAATTAGAAAGATACAAACACAAAAATTATTAGATAAGGTATCACAAAGAGAAAGTATAATTAGAGCTGCAGGGCAAAAACTAGTTAAACTTAATCCTGGTATAGATTTAAAGGATCTTTATAATTTTATGCTTGAGTTTGTAGAAATTGATGGAGAACAAGTGTTTAGTGGACAGTATGTAAAAGCATTAAGTCAAAAATATAATATAAAACAAGATAAATTAAGATCTGTTTTATCAGATAATGAAGGTACTTGGTATGAGTATAGACCGGTATTTAATTTAGAAGAAGCCCTAAAAACAAAGCAGGGCAGAGAAGATCTTAAGTATAACATAGACTTAGCTAATAAGAAAAGAGCATACAGTGATTTTTTTCAAGCAGAAGATAAAGATGAAAATGATAAGTTAATTGATGGGATGTACCATAAGTATACTCAAGAATTTAAAAATGCAAGAGCTAAATATGAAGTTTGGAATCCTGGAACTGAAGCAGCTACAAGGGGTTATTGGCAAAAAAGAGAAAACGTTCCACATGCAGAATGGATTACATACCGTGCTAGGTACTTTGATAGAAAGCCTTATACAAAGGCAAACAGGGTAAACGGTACACCGGATGGTACAATTCAGATTGTGGGAGAAGAGTTTGATGCTGTAAGACCAGAGTATGTAGAAGCAGTACTAGAGCCAAGAAACGGTGACAGCATGACTAATCCAAAATACAAAGATATTATGGATCCTAGTAAAACAGATGCGTTATCTATTGCACAAAGAGAGTTTTATGAAATGTATGTAAGTATGTTTGAAGAAGACCTTCTTAAAAAAATACCTATTGGTATAGCAGCTGACATGTTAGGAAGAGCACCTTTAGTAATGAATAGGTTATTAGATCAAGTGTCTAATAAAGGAACGTTATATAGTAAAATGTACGCTAAGGCTGCCCGTACTAAGGCCTGGAATATGTTTAAAACAACTCAGCAGCAAAAAAACATACAAGTAGATAATCAGGGTTATATAATAAATCAACTTCCAATATACTATACAGGTAAACCAAGAACAGATGAAGAAAGAGCTAGTGTTCAAAAAGATATTGATATATTAAAAGGTCAATACAAAAAGAACAAAATAACAAGAGATCAATACAAAGCTGATATTGCTATTTTAAATGGTAAGATGTCTAAGCTTATGTCTACTCCGGCATTGGGTCAAATAGATACAGATATGGCTTCTAGTTTACTTAAGTTTAGTGCAATGGCAGAGAACTTTGAAACAATGGGTCAAATTGATGATACATTAAATGCTTTTGTTAAAGTTATTGAAGAGAGAACATATACACCTGCTCCGTCAGCTGGATTAAACTTAGTTAGTAGAACAGCTAATAAGGTAATATCTAACATAGGTACTAAAGTTAATAGAACAGAACAACAAAAGAATGTTGTAAGAAGAGCCAAAAAGTTTATGTCAATGGTTCATTATGATAATGAATTAGTAACTAAAGGTGCATTTGATAAAATAGCTGATGGTATTATTCAGTTTTCTTCTTTATCATATGTAGCATTTAACCCGTTTGGTAACTTTAATAACTACTTAATTGGTAGACTAAACAATAATGTAGAAGCATTAGGGGGTAGATTCTATTCTCAAAGTGCATTTAAAAGAGCAACGTGGGAATTTAATAAAAGAGCCCTGCCCGCATTAGTACAAAGAACATCACACGGAGGTGCAGAAGATTTACTTGACGTAGTTACATTAGGAGTAATACCCGGATTAGCTAAGGCAGATTATAATAAAAAATTGCCTAATAATAAATATGAGGCTTTTGTTGACAGATTTAGAATGATGGATAACATGGCTGATCTACGTGAACAAAGTTCTGCTACTGATGGAGGTAAAAGCTGGTTTGATAGAGCAACTGAATGGGGTTATATAATGCAGGATGCTGCCGAGTATAACTCTCAAACTAAAGTTGGAATGGCTATTTTAATGGATTACATGATAGAAGATGAGGGAGGTAATGCTTTATCTTTATATGATGCTTTTGAATATGATACAAAAACTCACAGCAACATTTTAAAACCAGGATATAAGTTTCTTATTAAAAGAGATGGTACAAAGGTTGAATGGAATGATGATATGAGATATGAGATAAGAAATGAAATTAGAGAAGTCAACAAGCAAATTCACGGTAACTATGCTAAAGACGATAGAATGGTTTTACAATCTCATACTTTAGGAAATCTTGCTGTTCAGTTTAAAAAGTGGGTAGCTCCTGCAATTAGAGCAAGATATCAAAGAGAATATTTTGATCAAAACTTAGGATGGATGGAAGGTAGATATAGATCTGCTTTATCATTTATAAATTATGCAATGAAAGAAGTTTTTGTAAATCAGAATACTCATTTTAAAACAATGGGTAAAGATTATATGGATGCTCAAGTAAACTTTTATAGTAATGAAAAGTATGGTGTAGATAGAAAGTATGGAGAAGGAGGTAACATGGATCAAAGAGCTAAGAATAAACTATTTGGTTTTTATAGAACTATGGGTGAATTAGGAATAATGTTTAGTGTTATGTTTACCTCAATGATACTTGATAAAATTTTAAGAGGAGATGACGATGATACTGATTTTGAAAAAAGACTTAAGAACTTAACAAGATACCAGGCAGATAGAGCTTATAAAGAACTAGTATTATTTATGCCTTCTTTTGCTGGTGCTAAGCAGATTGATCAAATGGCAAACTCTCCTATTGCTTCTGCTAGGTCTGTAACAGAAATGTCAGAATTTTTAGAAATGTTTATTGTTGGAAATGCTAGATATGGTTTATCAAAATTAACCGGTAATGAAGAAGAGTTTTTATCTAATTCTACATATGTATATCAAAGAGGTGATAGAAAAGGAGAATTTAAAGTTCACAAAAACTTTAGAGATGTATTCCCAATAGTTTATTCAATACAAAAATGGAAATCCTATATTAAAAATGCTGATTTCTATATTAAATAAGACAAATTAACAGGTTTAAATCTGATAGATGACATATAATTTACTTATATTATAGTATACAGGCTAAGATGTATAGTGTAAACTATGAAAAGATTATTATTATTATTAATGTTAGGAATGGTTTCATCTTGTGGAACATATAATATATCCACAACATATAAAATTAAAAGTATTTTAACTATAACAGAAAAAGGAGATACTCTTGCTGTTCCTGTTAGAGACTTTAAATTTAGAATATTGCGTCAAGATGATCCTTTTAGATATCAGTATAGACAAGAATGGCAATATAGAAATTGGAGTAGATATTATATTCCAAACATTAATGTGAGAAATACATACAGTCCTCCTGTAATGCACACGAGACCGGTAACAATACCAATAATTAAACCAGTAAAGCCAGTAAAAGTTGTTGCACCCATAAGAGTACAAAAGAAAATTAAATTTAACAATGACAACTAAACTATTCATAGTGAGCATAACAGCATTCTGCACGTACTTATGTACGTACTTTTTTGATTTATCAATGGAAAACATGGAACAATACCTGGCGGTTTGTTCAGTATTATGGTTAGATGGAATCTTTGGGGTTTGGGCAGGCTGTAAAAGAGAAGGCTTTAAAACATACAAAGCATTAAGAATTACCAGAAACACTTTTGTTTGGGTAGCTATCCTGACAGTAGTCCTTATGGTAGAGAAAGGATTTAATGGTACAGGTTGGTTATCAGAAGTAGTTGTAGTTCCTTTTATGATCTTACAACTTATAAGTGCTTTGAAGAATGCTTCAATGGCAGGCTTAATAAAAACAGAAGAACTCAATAAAATTCTAGATAGAATTGATAATCACAAAGGACTTAGAAAATAGAGTCCTTTTTTAATGAGTCAATATATTTAGCTCTATCATATTCATCTTGTATTGAATCTTGCTTAGTATAGATAATAAGTTTTCCTTCATCAACATACCAGTCTAATACATCCGGGTCTTTATCAGGATTATACTGTGGCTTGCAACCTAGGCAAACCAACAGTAATAATAACCTAACCTTCACAACTACTACATTCTAAAATGTTTCTTGCAAAATCTTGTGCACTACTCTTACTAAATTGATAGTATAAAGTTTTGACACCTTCTTCCCAGGCGTACATGTATAGTTGATTGATGTGCTTGGCAGACACAGATGGATCAATCATTAAATTTAATGACTGTGACTGATCAATATACTTTTGTCTCTGTGCTGCTTGTAATACAATCTCTTTTGGTGATATCTCAACAAATGATTTAAATACTTTTTTTGTAGGAAAATCTAAGTGTTGAACACTACCATCTTTCTTTAAGATAGATTTCCAAGTCTTGTCTGTATTTAGACCGTACTTCTCAAGCTCCTCTTCTAAAAACGGGTTCTTATAAATAGTCTTAGACTTAGCAAGATCCTTAATAAAGTAATTAGACTTGATAGGCTCTATACCCATAGACACAGCACCGTGTATAAATGAACTAGACTTAGTAGGAGCAATGGCCATAAGAGTGGTGTTAGCATACCCTTCTCTAAGAGACGTGTATCCATACTCATTATGCAACTCTCTAGAAGCAATCTCACTTCTATCTTTAAGTGTTCTAAAGATTTCACTGTTCAATCCTTTAGCTTGCAATGAGTCAAACTCAAGAAGCTTTGATTGAAACAAAGAATGATATCCTAACACACCAAGACCAATTGCTCTATGCTTCTCAGCAAAGTTAAACGCTCTCTTCATGCCCGGCATAGTCTCAGACTTAATAATGAATTCATCCATTACTGCATTTAAGAAATACACATATGTTTCAATTGCGTCAGTCTCTTTTATCTGGTCCCAATGTAATAGGTTAATAGAACCTAAGCAACATACAAAAGAGTTATAACTATCAGTAGGAAGCTGGATTTCTGAACATAAATTAGATGCTGTAATTTCCAACCCAAGTTCTTTGTAAGGAGAGTTGTTATTAGAATTATCTTTAAACATAACATAAGGAAATCCAAACTCACTTCTGTTCTGAATAATCTTAGCCCATACCTTACGCTTACTTTTATCTCCTTCTTTCATTTCAGTCATCCATTGATCAGTAACTGTAACACCATACTGTAAATTTTGTATAGGGTTACCTTCTGTACCAATATCTAAGAACTCTAAGATATCCGCATGCTCAACTGGTAGGTATACTGCACAAGCACCACGTCTAGCCTCAGATTGCTTGCATACATCTACTACAGTATCATATATCTTAGCGTAGTGCACTGGACCATCAGCAAAACCACCTGTAGATATTTCAGTTCCTCTTGCTCTAATGTTGCCAATAAAAGCACTTGTACCTCCCCCATATTTACTCATCATTCCAATCTCACGACCGGCATTTAAAATACTATCTAAGTTATCATCAACGTTAGATCCATAGCAACTTATAGGTAAACCTTTTTGTTTACCAAAATTAATCCATACAGGAGTAGACAAAGAGTAAAACCCTCTTGCCATATAATCCTCAAACTTTTCTGCAAAGCCTTTTATATTCAAATACTTTTCTGCTTTAATAGCAATGTCTTTGATTCTTTGTTCAGGGCTTTCTGATATATACCCTCTTGATAAAAATGTGCGGCTGTCTTCATTCAGCCAGTAATACTTATTATATTCCATTGGTTTTGTTTTTAAAATAAATCATCAACTGTGATGCTTTTGCTTTTCTTGTTATAGTCAACACTCTTTTTGTAAAAGAAGTCTCCTTCTTTGGTGCCAGTTATCTCAATATCAAACCATTCTACTGCTTTTAATATTTCTTGATCAACTTCAAAGATTGGTTTCATACCTATCTTTTCTAAAGAGTTGTTGAATCTGTTTCTTATAAAATGTTGTATTGTTTCTTTAGGTAGAAAACTAAGTTCTCCTTTCTCAAAGATCCAATCAAGTATACCACACTCTGCACTATAAGCTTTCATGCATGCAGAGTAGATCAAATCTTCAAATTCTTTATCAAACCATTCTGGATTTTCTCTTTTGATTATGTTAATTAACTCTGCTCCAAAGTTACCATGTATTTCCTCTTCTTTACTAGTAGCCTCAACAACATTAGATATACCTTTAAGTACATTCTTTTCTTTGTTAAAGCTCATCATAATCAAGAACTGACTAAACAAGCTTACGTGCTCTATAAATAAAGAGAATAGCAATACAGATTTAGTATACATTTTATTGTCTCTAGAACGTGTACCATCTAAGTACTTCTTTAAATACTTTAGTCTACCCTCTATTGCAGGTACTTCAACTACTGATTGAAATTCTTTTTCTAATCCTAGTATTCTAAGTAGCCTAGCATAAGCATCTTTGTGTCTTACTTCTGACTCAGCAAAAGTAAAGCCTACATCACCTACTTCTGTGATTGGCATTCTCTTATAAAGATCTCCCCAAAAAGTTTTTACATTTACTTCTATTTGAGCAATTGCAAGCATTGTCTTTTTAATGACATCTTTTTCTTCATTTGATATAGTGACTTTAAAGTCTTGTATGTCTTCTGTAAAATTAAATTCTGTATCAATCCAGTAGGAATGCCTAATTGCGTCTTTGTATGCTAATAGTTGTGGATACTCATAAGGCAGTATGTTTACTCTGGGTTTAAAGATGTCTTTGTTCATAAGGTTATTTATTAAGGATTAAAAAGCCCCATTCTCAAAAAGAAAATGCGGCCACTGGATGTATTTAATTTACTAAATGTAACTGAGATATAAAAGAGAACTATCACTTTTTATAGACCATTATATTTATTTTAACTAAGTTAAAATTTGTATATTGTTATCAGTAAGCAACACAAAGATAAGATTTATATATCTTAATCAGTTGGTTAAGTGACACAAAATTTGTATATTATTCATATAGTACTTTTAAAAAACTAATTATGTTTAAAAAAATCATACATGTCATTTGGACATACAGCTTACAAGATTCTTGGAGAGCTGTTTGGTCAAAGACTACAATTGATGAGAAAGCTGAAAAGACTTTACTTGAAATTGTAAAAAGATATAAGCTCACAGCTAATGAATTAGCTGATGTAGGTAGAGCAATTAAAGAGGTTGGCAATCAGTTAGGTCATGTACCTAAAGCAGTTGCAGGTAAAACTAAAAAAAGAGCACCTAAAAAAAAGGCAGTTAAAAAATGAGACAAATTTGTTTGTTAATACAGTGGGTCACAAAAGGTAAAGTCTGTTTAGGACATTGCCGTCAAGGACTTTGTAAAAAAACTAAAAGTAAAATATAATGGGTGATTGGCAATTAGAAATAGCATTTCATTGGCCACATAATAGATTAGCATTAGGATGGGAGTTTATACAACCAGATGCTGAGTTTGATTATTCAACAGTGAAAGTGTACTTATTCTTTGTAACGTTTACATTGGATATATAAATTAAAATAAGATGGCAAAAAAAAGACCGTGTTTACCAAAGCAAAAAATATCTAGGCAAAAAAGCAAGATGTTATTAAGAACAGGTGGTGAATTAGAAGACATGATGCTAGGTTCAGTACAAGAAAAAATGCGCAAGGGTGTTGAAACAGAAAGAGTTGTACAAGGCAGAGACGGAAAGTCAAAAAAACAAAAATATAAAATGGGCGGCTGGTCCTATGATGGTAAATAAGATATGAATATTTTAACTGACATATTAAGTTTAATTAGACAAGGAAAATACTCTAAAGTAGCAGAAAAGAATGATGTGCTAGTATTAGGTAAATGGAATGAGCAACCTGATATGACTGGTGTAGCATCTCCTATACCTTATAAAGCAGTTAAATTAATTAAGATATCAGACTTTAAAGTTGAAGGAGCAGGATGTGATCATAAAAACACACCGGAGGTTCCTAAAGGAGATACTGCAACTGTATATCAAAAAACAGAAGTTGATCCTGACACAGGTGAATGTACTGTTTATTTCCGTACACTAAAATCTATGAGCCCTAATTTAACTTTGGCTCAGTCAGCTGATGATAATTATGTAGAAATTGATACAGAAGGAGAACCTAATTTAGCAGCTAATGTAGGATCAGGACTTGGTATATGGAAAGACAAAGTAGGGGAAACTCTAAACTTTAAATCTTTATTGGCAGGTTCTAATATTACTTTAACTGAGACAACAAATGAAATAATAATCAATGGTGTTTCATCTGGTGGTGTGACTTATACCCTTTCAAGTGCAGGTCAAACAACTGGAGGACCTCAGCATGTAAACTTAAAACTTGATGGTTCAGATGGATCATTAAGCAATGTAAAGCTTTTTGCAGGAAGTAATGTATCAATAACAGATAATGGCTCAAATGAAGTAACAATATCTTCTGGTGGTGGTATGACTACCTTTAATGTATATGATGAAAACCCAGGTGGAGCAGGTCCAGGTTTTTCTGTATCTGAATCAGATAATGTTTTAATGTGGGGAAGCAATGGTGTAGAAGTTATAACCGGTGTTCCTTTAGGTACAACAGCTAATCCTAAGTCTGTGGCTATGGGATTATCTCATTACTATGAGGCATATGTATCTCAAGTAACTCAGCTAGGTAACAGTGCACCTACAGAGAATGTCATTTATAATGATACAGGAAGAACCTTATCATGGTCAAGACCTAGCGTTGGACGCTATACTGCAACTTGGTCAACATCAGTTGATCCAAGTAAAGTGACTATAAACATTGCACAAGTATTTAAAAATCATCCAAACATTGCTAATATTATTGGTGTAACTGGAAATAGTTTTACTATCACTACTAATTTAGTTGAAAACACAGCTATAGCAGATGATAGTATTTTACTTGATACACCATTAGAAATAAGAATATACCCTTAAACTAAAAAGATGAGTGATAAAAAACCTAAAAAGAAATTTAAAGATACTAAAGTAGGACAATTCCTTACAAAGAAAGTCCCTAGTATACTTGGTCTTGCCGGGGAGTTACTTCCTGATGCAGGTGTTTTAGGTATGGTTAAATCTTTAATAGAAAAAGAACCAGCTTTATCTCCAGTAGATAAAGAGACTGCTTTAAAGTTATTAGAGCAAGATATGGTTGAAATGCAAGAAGTAAGCAAGCGTTGGGTTAGTGATATGAGTTCTGATTCTTGGCTTAGTAAAAATACGAGACCAATGACCTTGATATTTTTAACTATATCAATGGTAATATTTATGCTATTGGACAGTTCTGAAATTGACTTTAAAGTAGACTCAGTATGGGTAGACCTATTAAAGTCATTATTAATAACAGTATATGTAGCTTACTTTGGTTCAAGGGGAGCTGAAAAATTTAAAGCAATTAGTAATAAATAAATTAAAAATGATGAAAAAGAAATACGGAAAAGGTGGTACTAAAGGTGATGGAGATGCTTTTGTACCAACAAATAGAATGAAAATGGATGTATACTCTAGAGGTGGTGGTCTATTAGGCTATATGGCAGGTGGTGATGTAACTAATGTATATGACAGTTTACCAAACAAAAGTGACAATCAACTTGTAAGAGAGCTTGATGCTAAAGAAAGTACTTTTTTTAGACCTAAGTTCAAAACAGAACAAGACAGAAAAAATATTGCTAGCATGAGAGCCCTTGGGTATGGTGGTAGTAGTAAATCTAAAAAGAAATAATCATGGCAAAATCATTACCAATAAAAAAAGAAGTAACTAATGGTTACTATAACCCTACATCTATTCCACAAGCTATACAGCAAAAAAAGAATAGAAAAAAGGTTGAAGCAAGAATTAAATTAGCTAAAAAAACAAGTTTGAATCCGAAGCAAAAGTCTACCAGAGCTAAAGAGCCGGTGCAGTCTGCTGCTTTTAAAAAAGGATACTGCAAATAATAAAATAAAAAACAATGGGTTCACTACTGCAAGACGTAATTGGATTATTTTCCAAAAAGAAATACGCACCAAAACCATATGATCTTAATACAGATGGTAAGGAAGATTACTTAATTCTATCAACTAAACAAGATAGTAACTTAAATGTTATGGCATATTTGCCAAAACTAGAACAAGAATTAATCTCTATATATGATCTTGCAGCTGCTATTGGTGCCGGTACAGATACTACATATGATTATAGTAGTACACAAAGTGGACTTGATGTAGAATTAATACTTACAGGATCAGATGCAAGCACAGATATTGTAAAGCTTGTTGCTGGTGCTAATATTACTCTAACTGATGATGGTTCTAATGCTATAACTATAAGTAGTTCTGATGAGTTTGTTGGAACTGTTACTAGTATAGACGCTGATACTAATGGAAATGCAATTGCAGTCTCTGGAGGTCCTGTTACAACTTCTGGTATTCTTACATTTAATTATTTAGGTAATGCAACTCAGTATGTTAATGGTGCTGGAGACTTAGAAACCTTTCCCCAATTATTTACTGGTTGGAGAATTAGTGATGGTTTTGTAACAGGAACTGTAGAAAGCAATGAAGCAGTTGTTTTTGAAGGAGGAACAAAAATGGGTACTACACTATTAATAGCTGGAGGTAACCCGGAAAAAATAACTATTACTCATCTTGATACAACTAGAGTTGATAATACAACTGCTATATCTCCAGCATTTGGTGATACATTCAGTGTAATAAAAAGCATAACTCAAGATGCAACTGGTCACCCTACAGAAATAGAAATTTCAGAAATCACTTTACCAACACCTGCAGCAGGAAGTAATACTACATATGATTTAAGTGGTCAAGCATCTAATGTTGATGACTATGCAATAGCGTTGAATGGTTCTGATGGTTCATTAGATAAAGTAAGTCTTGAAGCTGGTAATAACATTACACTAACAGATCAGGGCAATGATACAGTACAAGTTAGTGCTGTCATTCCTGCTTTTCCAACTCATGTAACGTCATTACAAGGTTTATCCGGAGCTCTTAATTTAGTGGCTGGAGCTAATATTACAATATTTGATGACGGAATAAATAACATTACTATATCAGCATCTGGCGGATCAGGTTCTGTTACTAGTGTTGGTTTAGCAGCACCATCTGCATTTACTGTTTCAGGATCTCCTGTAACAGGATCAGGTACTCTTACATTTACAGGTGCAGGTACTGCACAACAATATATAGATGGTACAGGGTCACTACAAACATTCCCTTCTGTAGGGACAGGGACAGTAACAGATTTTAATTGTGATGTAACCCCAGGTATAGCAGATGCAATAGTACCTTCTGTGGCAAATTCAACTACTACACCTTTTTTAACTTTAGATTTTCAAGGTGTGCCAGCTCAATATGTTAGAGGCGATGGTGTTTTAGAAACATTCCCTACTATTCCTGCAGCAGTACCAGTGATGACATCTACGGTAACTGGAACAGGTAAACTATGGGATGATACAGTACAACTTGAACCAGCTGAGGCAGTATCAACTGTTAAAGATAGAACATACGGTGTTCAATTTAATTCAGATGATCAATTAGTGGTAAACGTACCTTGGTCAGGTTCATCAGAAGATGTTAAGTTTAAAATAGATTCAGCAGATACTACAGCAGGATATTTTACTGATAAAGTAGTAATAGGTTCAGGTTTATCAGGTTCAGTTAACACCGGTGTAGGCGGAGAAAAAACATTAACAATAAGTGCTGTATCAGTTAATACAGTAACTAGTATTAAGGTAGGAAACACTACTACTTCTGGAATGTTTGAGTTTACAGGACCGGGCGTTACAATGGATACTAATCCTAATCCTCAACTAATTACTTTTGCAAGTGTACTAACTATAGGAGCAACAACAGCAGGTGATGCATTAGATGTTGCAGTAACAAATGATAGTAGTAATACAGGAGATAGTACTTTAGACTTTACATGGGCAGGTTTAGCTACAGATTATATAGATGGACAGGGTAATTTACAAGCATTTCCTTCTGTTCCAAGTGTAGTAACAATGACATCAACTGTTCTTGGTATTGGTAAATTATTTAGTGATGTTCAGCAATCACAAGCAGCACAGGCAGTAACTGAAGTAGAGAAAAGAACTTATGGAATTCAATTTAATGATAGTAATCAACTAGTTGTTAATGTACCTTGGACAAACTCATCTGCAGGATGGACATTAACAGGTGATATTGGAACAGGACAAGTTGTTGCTGATGGAGATACAGCTTTATTAGCAGGTGGTGTAGGAATTGCAACAAGCACTGTTGCTACAGATAAATTAACTATAGATTTAGAAAATACATCTGTTACCCCAGGGGTTTATACAAATGCTAATATTGAAGTTGATGCTCAAGGTAGACTTACTGCAGCATCAAATGGTTCAGGTGGTAGTGGAGTAAACTATACATCTTATGTTGCACGTTTCAGTCATCCTAAAGGAGGTGCAATTGCAATTCAAGAATTATCAAATGATACAGGATGTGAGTTCACTTGGCAAGGAGGAACAGCATTATATAAAATCCTTATACATGCACAAGGAGACCCAAATACAAGATGTGGTTCTAGTAAATTTCCGTGGGTTATGGCAAATGGTAGATCAGAAATAGTAGAAGGTGTACGTCCTGCAGAAATCTTTTTTAGAGAGTGGGAATTAACACCTACTGAAAATGCTGTTTATCTAGATTTTCTAGAAGAAGATTTTACTGGCAGCACTAAAGGAATATCTCAAGGTAATATAGAAATAAGATTTTACAATCCAAGAGAATTTGTCTAAATAAAAAATAAACAATAAAATAAAAAACAAT